CTTGATATGTATATCTAATAATTTTGTCATTAATTTCATTAACTAAATCACCTTTAAGTTTAATTAATTCATCAATATGATTTGCTTGAGAGTAAATTTTAAAATCACTTGTAGTCATTGTTTGACGTAAAAGACTTGCATTATATAGCTTAGGTTTAATCCATTCAACCACCATTAATAATGCAAGAATTTTTTTTTCCATATCAGTTAAATCAATATTAAATTGTTTTGCTACACTATCTCTATTACCTAAATCTTGCTTACATAAATAAAATTCAGGAATAGCATTTATTAAATATTGTTCAAACATTTCTTCAGCTTCAGTTTGTAAAATTTGAGTAAAAGAAGTATCAGAAATTTGTTGTGAAAAAAGAGTATAAATATCAGAATAAGGGGTAGCCATTTAGATACCCCCTTTTTTATTTATCTATATTATCAATTTCTTTGGATTGAATAAAATCATCAAAATTAATCTTATAAGCTTCTTCTACAATACGTTTCTTAGATAAAGAATCAAAAGCACCGTTTTCAATTTTCTGCTTAATAACTTCAACAATTATTGGTTTCATACCTTCAGAAGCCTTTGTTATAAATTCCTTAAATTTATTATTCGGTAAATTAATAAATTTTTCGACTTCTTCAGGTTTAAATATATTCTCGTAGACTTTCTCTAATCCTAAATTTTTAACTACATCATCATTTAAAATTAACAACCAAGGAGCATGAGTTATTTTTGGATATGTTGAATTGCATGTAGCAATTTCTTCGTAAGGCCATTCAGCAGTATCCCCATATCCATTCAAAACCCATTTTTCTTGAGTTCTTGGATTAATATAAACAAGCTGTCCAGTAGTATTATTTACCACAGGAATCATATCGTCTTTATCAAACCTTTTTTTACCTGCCATTAATCGATATCATCCTTTCATTTTTGCATACTAAATTTTAAATAAACAGAAGAGGCAAAAGCCTCTTCTATTTAAGCTACTTTATAGATGCCGTATTTATTAGGAGTTACTACAGCAACACCACATTTTTTACGGAATGTATATTCCATAGTATCATCAGCATTTCTACCATTATTACCAGGTGTTTCATCTATTAAAGCATCGCCTTCAATAACTATTTTAACTATAGATTCACCACCAACAGGAACCACCAATAAGAAATCACTTGCTATAGCAAAAGTATCAGTGCCAGCTTTATGAGCTTGCGGTATTTCAAAAAGATTTACTCCGTCTACATTCCTATAAAAACCTATTCTGCCTTTTTCATCTTTCATTGTATCGGAAACAGTGGCAGGAGCAACTTTAGCCAATGCCTTTTTAACACCGTACACAGCAACATCCAATCCGCCAGCAGCAGCACTTACATGGCTTACTAAATCTATAAAACTATCCTCAGAAAATGCACCACTTATACCATAAGTAGTACCTAAACTAGAAAAACTATTATAAATAGCTTCGTAAACCTTTGTCGCAATCTTATTGTTATACGATCTAGCAACTTTATTTACCATTTTAACCCAATCAATTCTACCAGCTAAAAAACGATAAAGTTCGTCATATATTTTTACGCCTTCCATATATGTAGTAACAGTAAGAGAGCCATTATCAAGTCTCTGCCTTCTTAAATTACCATTACCATCAGATATAGTTGCTACTTCAAATAAATCAGTATTATCAATAATAAATGTATTAGTATCTCCCCAAGCAAGATTTTTTACTTCAGCAAATTGATTAAATTGATCTTCCAATATTGCACTCACTAATGCATCTAAAGTTTCTTCCATTACTTCAAAAATAGCTATTTTATTACGTCTAAAAGATTTATAATCTACTTTACCACCGCAAAGTTCAAGTAAGGCTTTTCTAAAAGCTTCGTTAGCTTCATCTTGAGAATATTTTGTTATTTTATTATTATATAAATCTATACCCATCTGAATAAGTTCATCCATTTGTATTTCCTCCTTAATAAAAATTTAAAATAGATTATAAAAGTTAAACCTTTACTACTTGAATTGTAGTAGCAGCAACTCTGTTAAAACCAATTGTACCTTTTGCTATAACTTTAGCAGCAAAACGAGTACCACCAGTTAAATCAGCAGCAGGAGCAAGTTTTGTAGTAGCATTAGCAGGAATTACATATTGATTTAATACAGTTGCACCAGTAAAAGCATCATCAGAAAGAGTTATAATATCACCAACAGACAAGTGATAAGCTCTAGCAGGTTTATTAGCAGGATTATAAAAGTCCTTTAAGGATTTGCCAGATTCATACATAACCTCAGGAGAAGCTACCATTAACAACTCCTCAGAAGTAATAGAAGTAGTAGAAGGAATTACAACCTGTCTAAGTTCCCTTTCGCCATCCACTAAAGCACCAAGATGAATAAATGAGCCATTATCCAAATCAGCAGTATGAACAACACTTTCAATATTACCATTATAAGAAGCTAATACTTTATCAAGATTTACAATTATGTGATCAGCCATTGTTTATTTCCTCCTTAATTTTTTTATAAATTAAAATCCCTATCTTTTTTGATAGGGATTATTTTGCATATTTCTTTAAAATATAATCATAAGGTTTCCCAGTATCATTATCAGGGAGATTATCAATACCTAAACTTATATGTTCATCATTTTTATTTGAAACAGAAAATTTATTAGCAATCTTCTTACCTAACAATTCATACAAAACTTTTTCTACATCTTCTAATTTCATATCTATAGCCTTTTCTCTTAAATCACCATAATCATTTTGTGTTAAAACACTAAATTCTTTTCTTGCAAATAAGTCGTCAATATTTTTTTGTTTTTCTTCTTTTAGTTTATTGGCTTTAAAATCAGCAAGCTCTTTATTTTTCTTTTCAAGTTCAGCAAACTTATTATTAATATCATTTAATTTAATTTCATATTCCTTAGAAACTTTTTCATTTTCTTTTTTAATAGCATAATTTAAAAATTCCTTATTCACAAAAGTGAAATCAGTACTAGCATCACCATCTTCAAAAGGCGTATAAGTTATTTTCATTCTTTTTGCAGAATTAAAATCAATTGTTACCTTATCACCAGATACAGTATAATTAAACCCAAATATTTGCCAATTATTTACATAATCTTGAGCATAAACTATATTTTCATCATGATCTATATACCAATATCTGCGAATTTCATATCCCCAATCATCAATAACCTTGATTTCGCCTAATGCATCAGCCAATTCAGTAGCCAATTGCATAGCAGTTAAAGAAAACTCTTTAATTTTAATTTCTAAATCTTCTAACGATATATTTTCTAAATCAACTCCTTTCTTCTGTAATTGTTCTTCAGTAATAGAATATTTTTTAAGTAACTCCAATTTTTCATCCATTCCTATGCCTCCATCTAATTCAAAATTGCTTGTATCCAATCCCAACTCCTTATAATGCTTTTTTAAATGATTTTTAGCTTTCGTATTGCCTGCATCGTTTTTATTTAAAAAAGATAAAGCTGTTTGACATCCATCTTTATGTACAATCAATTTTCCATTTCTAATTGCATGATGCGGATATTTTAAATGTTGAGAAGGGGCATCTTCCCATCCATCCTCAACAATTAAATAAGCCTCTTTTACAAGAGACTTATAATTACTAGCTTTTAATATATCATTTCTTAATTTTGTTTTATCAACATCACCCCAAGAACCAGTCATGTCAGCACTATCTTTACTATTATCAATTTCTATTTTTTCGCCAGTACCCATATCTTCTTTCTTAATAAATTGAGTTGTATTAGAAAAATATTTATTAAATTCATCCAACATTTCTCTCAACTGCTCCTTTATATTAGATGAACTAAATTTTTCTACTGATGCTCCAACCATAGCAGGAATAACATTTTCACCTAAAATACAAACTCCTTCAAATCTAGCATCAGTATAATAATAATAACCATTTCGCCAATAACCCTGTATAGAATTAGGGTCTAATTCCATAGATTCAGATTTTTTACTGTCTCTTTCAAAAATATTAATACAGTTTGAAAACTTATTCCATAATAATCCTTCACAAACTAAAAACTCTCTTTCAACCCCATCTTCACATACTTTATTTTCAAACCTAGCAAAATTAGTTTCTGGTATTATTCCAAATGCTCTCCCAAGATAAACTATTTGAACACCATCTTTATCAATAACTATCTTTTCCTCATGCCCTGAAAAATCTATATTGTTATTTTCATCTTCCCTAATATAACCTAATATTGGTATATTAGATAAAGAAGGTATCATTTTTTCCAAAACAGATTTATCAAAAAATGAATTATTAAGATTTAATCCAGTATGAGCAATAAATATTTTAACTCTAGTAAATCTTTTATCAATTTCATCTATTTTTTCAAATTGAATAGGAATAGAAGTATTTATAATTAATTCCAATTATTCTCACCTCCTATATTTATTATTTATTATCTCGTGTTTTCAATCCATTATCAGTTAATTGGTCTGTATCTTTTTGAGGAGCACCTCCAGAATTAGTGCCTGATTGAGTATGCGAAGATTGCAGAGGTTGAAGAATATTTACCATATCTAATGTATTTTCTAAATAATTTAAACCTAAAAATTGAGTAGGGGTAAGCCCCATTGCACAAGCAACAGTTGATTTACTATAACCAAATTCAGCAGCTTTTAAATATTTATCAAATTTATCTTTCCAATTAAAAGAAGTTATATCAGGAAAACAAATTTTAAATTTATAACGTCCAATTCTTTTTGATAACTGATAATTAATCCATCTTTCAAATTGACGATAACAATTAATTACAAAACTAGCATCCACAATAATTGACTGCAATAAACCTACAGAACCAGTTACTTGTTTTCCAAATAAAGTTTCAGATACACCAGCAGATTGGAAGAAATTTTCCATTGCTTGCCCAACAATATTATCTTTATTTTCTTCTTTTTTAACTAAAATACTATTAATATCCATAGGGCTAGTAATAACTTTAACATTAGGAGGTAATCCTTTTTTGATATTATTATGAAAGAATTCTGCTTTATCTAAACTTATTAAAAGAGCATCTGGTTTTGACGATTTAGTATCCATAGGAATTCTCTGTGCAATAATTTGCGAAGCATCTAAAGCAGATTTATCTTTAAACATTTCTTTATATTCAAAAATATCAAGTATATCCGCATATAACCCCATAAAAATAGGTAATATTAAAGCAGTATCTTCAAATTTAAAAGCTATAGCATTCTCAAAAGAAAGCGTAAACCAACCATCAGGATATTCTGTTCTTTTATTATAAGCGTTCTGAATTTCTAAAGGATAATTTTTAATATTAATTCCAGGCTGACTAAAATAATTAAGGTTTATAGCATATTGAAAACCAACTTCATTTTTATTGACAATCATGCAATAATCAGATGGCATACGCTGTAATGTTAGTGCACCATTATTCTCTCTTAAATAATAATAACCCACATCTTCACCTAAAATAACTCTCATAACTCGACTAAATTCATCTTTAATATTAAATTTTTCTGTAAAATCAAGTGTTTTTCTAAAACTTTTTTGAAAAGATTTTTTATCAATATCATCAAAATTTGTATCAATAGGATACAAAAAATAATCAAAAGTAAGCATTGATGCAAAATAATAAACCAACCGTTTATAATGAAAAGAAGTATTCATTAAATACTGATGCAGTTGTCTTAATTCTTTAGAAAACTGATTAGGATTTTCAATAAATTTCAAAATTTGTTCTTTTGTATATTTATAAGGATTTGTATATAACTTTCTTAAAACTCCGTTTAACCATAAAGGAATATCATTATAATTATCTATAGCACGAAAGAATTTCATATAAGCTTCATTTTGTTGTTGTATATTCTGCTGTGACGCTTTCTTTTTCTTAGGCACTAGTTCACCTTCTTTCTACTTTTAATTAATAAATAAAAATCTAGTTATATCTGGAGCTTCATTAGTAACTAGTGAAGGCTCATACACTTTTACAATATAATATAAACCATATGCCAAAGCTGAATATCTATCTTTATCAACTTTTTTAGTAACTTGCTCTACAGTATATTTCCCAGAAGGTAATTTTTTTAAAGTTAAATTAGCTAACTCTTCTATCAATAAATCCGTTTGAATAAATGGATTTAATTCTTCAAGAGACATTTTAAAATCAATATTAACTTCATTTTCACGAACCAATAAACGCAACCGACCGCTTTCAATTACATCCATGAAATTAACTATTATATCTGTATTCATACCTTGTGCATTAATTTCAAAAATCAATTCTTTGGCTAAAGGATCATCAGATTGCCTATCTGTATTCATAGTTGCCCAAGCATCATAAACTTCATTTGTTACAGGGTCAATAGTTTCTTGTAATGCATAATCAACAACTGCACTTCCAATACCATTACTATCAATAACCACAGCAATGGCATTGTATAATACTTGAACTTTTTTCAACAATAAAGTTTGCTGAAAAAAAGAAGTGCCATTTGGAGGCACTAATATATTAACTAAATGTATTTGTTTTATTTGATTCTTTTTGTTTTTAATCAATTTAAAAACAGTTATTACTGATTTATTATTACTTTGACTTTGTGACCTAGCTACATCAAAACTTATAATATAATCAAAATTATCTTCACCTTTATGTTCTGCTTTAGTTAAAGTTCTTAATTCCATAACTTTATTTATTTTAACCAATGCAGAATCTACAGCACCAACCCACTTAGATTCATAGTTTTGAGCAAAATAAATGGGAGACATGGTAGGATCGTCTTTTTTAGCTAAAATTTGATTTCTTGTTTCACCACGTCCATAATGAACAGCCAATTGCCAATCGGCCCCTAAAACCATTTTGCCTTTTAGCTCAGCCATTTCTTCAACCATTTGCAAATTTCTTAAATACTCATCGGTACCCCTAAACCCCGATGTCGTAAAGAAATTAATACTCCCATTTAATTCTTCAGGATTTATTACTGCTAATTTACCTATTGTTCTTCTGGGAACATTTACAATAGGCTCTAATACATCCTTAAATAAATTATTATCTAATAATGCGGCTTCTTCTATATTTAACCGTCTACGTCTCATACCTTTTGAACTTTGCTGATTTGCCAATATATCAATACGTCCACCAGACGTAAAAATTATTTCTGCACTATCCTTAGAAAAATTTGCCCTAACTATTTCATTTGCTATTAATGGATAATATCTTAATATTTCTCTATGTTTTTCTTCTAATAACTTAGAAGCATTTTCTTTAGTTTGAGCAGACATAGATATTTCAATATCAGGATAAAAAATAGCTGTATGATACATACCTAAAACTTCTAAAAAAGTTTTTCCCCAACCCCTCGGGAACACCCCGTATGTAGATATAAACCTAGCCAAACATCTTAAAAAAACACGTTGGTCTAAGTCTAATCTAATACCTCCAGTTTGTGGTGTAATTAAATCAAAAAATAAATCTGGGAACCAACGACACCATGAAACAAATTGAATCCATTTATTCAAATTCTTTTTAAATTTATCAACATCTTTATCAGAAACACTTTTCACAGGATTATTAAATTCGGGATTGTAAATATCAGTTCTTGTTTCTTTTTTATCATATTTAAAATTATCTGACTGAAAATGTTTATATGACGGCATCGTTTTCTACATCCTTTTTTATTGCTTCTTCATATTCTTTTTTACGTTGTTCATAAAACCGATATATTTCGTCATATGTACATAATGGCAATCCTTTTAAATCACGAACATAATTTATATAACACCAAATAGTAAAATCTGCATCATCTTTGGGTCTTTTTTTAAATTGAGGAAGTATAGGAATAATATCTACTTCCTGTTCAACCATCCTTGTTAACTGACCAAATGTATCAAGTCCATCCTGTAAATCTGCTTTTGACATTTGGCTAGGCTGTAATTTTCCAGCTACAGCAGCATCTTTAGCCATATTAGCCCATTCTTTAGCTTCTTTTACATCACCTTTAGCAGTAGCTAACTCTTCTTTTACTCTAGCACGACAATATACAATTAAATATTCTTCATGCATAGCAGTTTTAATTTGATAACTATTTCTCAACTGTTGATATTTTTTTTCAAACAATCTATATTCATGAGATGCAAATCCTTCGCCCCATTTATCAATGAATTCTTGTGGAATTTCGTCTTTATCTTCTACTTGTTCTACTATTGGTTTTTCAGTTTCAATATTTTCACTATCTGCATCTTCATCAATAAAATTCTTATACTGCCCCAAATTCATCTTAGAAAAATATAAATTAATACGTTTTCGTTCAAACACTTTTTCTTTTTCTTTGATATCGGTAAACTCTAATTTATTAACTGATTCTTCAGCAATTTCACTAGCAAGTTTCCATAACTCTTCACTAAAACCTCTATTATTCTCCTGTAAATATTCCTTTAATGTATTTAAATCTTTTACATATTCTTTTCGGCATTTATTACACCAAGCATCTCTTTGTTTCTCTAAAGATTTATTAATTGCAAACTGAGATAATTTTTTGATCCGTTTGCATCTACTACATTGTTTAGTTAAACTACCTGGCACATAAATTCACCCCAACAATCAATAAAAGTTCAATTTTATATTGGGAGAGGATAATACCTCTCCCAATAAGCCATACTTTAGGATAAAGCAGGCGTCCGTCCTATACTTGGTAGCAGGTAGGAGAATCGAACTCCTATTTGCAGATTGAAGGTCTACTAGCTTCACCATTAGCTGAACCTGCCATATAATACCCTCTATTGGCTAGGCACCTTCGGTGCTCACGGCATGAAGCCGACTTTCACCAATAAAGGTCGGGCCCGGCACAAGGTTCCCACAGTCAACGCCCTGCGTCCTATCTTTAGATGTGCCTCATGACTTGGTGAGGGTTTCGGATAACAGTGGCACAAAGCCGCTGAGCCGTTCTCCGGCCCTTGTGTTCATCCGGCGCATACCTGAAATGGAGTTGGCGGGCAGGATTCGAACCTGCTGTGCTGTGCAACTACATGCCTGCCGGCTGGGTTCACCCCTGACAGCCCCAGGGTAACGCCTCTAATCCAACATGTAGTATCTGGCTGTTCCCACCCATGCCGCCGCCAATTTTGTTCGCATAAGGGCAGGACTCGAACCTGCACGGCATAAGTCATCCATGGCAAGCCCATCCCTATGCCTTAAGCTGGCCTCATTAAGCCGGTGCGTGATAGCGTCTACCTGCTTCCGCCACCCTATGCATTATAACATATATACATATTTCAAGAATTCTTCATCTGACAAGTTAAGCACTTCTTTAAACATATCGCCAGCATGAATTACCTCTCTTAAGTCATTTGAGTATGAATCCATATTAACCACTCCTTGACACTCCCCGTGACTAAAGCCAGGGGCTTTCGGCTAAGTCTTTGGTAAGTATCTACATATTTTTATTACCGAATTTTTTGTAATTCTATAGCAGAAGTAATATCTTTTATCAATTGTTCAGTATCATTTATTTTAGATTCAATTACAAAATTATAATTTATTGGTATATCTTTTTTATTAGATATATTATCCATCAATTCCAATACTGCTCTCAAACTTTGTATTAAGTTTTTATACGTCCCCCAATTCTCAGATTCACGTGCTTGTTTAATTTTAGTATTTAACTGTCTAACTTCATATTGTAAGGAACTCAATAAATCAAATTCTTTTTGTTTATTTCCATAATCAGTAAAAAACCCAGTAATAATATTAACTCTTTTATTTTTAAGTTCATCCAAATTATATATTTCATCAACTACAACTTGTTGATGTGCAATTAAAAAAGGATCATTAATACTAAAAATCTTATCATAATCGTATATTTTCTTGAAATACTCTACGATTTCTTTATTATTTTCAACTACAACATATCCATATTTTTTGGCAAATTGAATTAAATTATATGTTTTCCCTATGCCACGCATATGATGAGTATTAATTAAAACCCCTACTCTTGCACCTAACTCCAATAAATCTTGTAAAGTATTCCCTTTTTGCAAAGGAATTTCA